TTGTCAGCAACGACCCTACGATTTGATACGATCGTATTGATATTGTTGTGCCAGGCTTCCATTGCATTTCTGACAGAGTAGTCCTCATCGTTCATGATGGTGACAGACCAGTCAGCAAATGTCCTGTCGCCGGCAACCTTTACGGTTCTACCAAAGTAAGGAACATCAACTGAAGCAACGGTGGAAGCAGGGATTGATGTTGCCCTTGCTGTGAACCTTAACTTCTCAACTACTCCGGAAGGTATGTCTTTAAGCCCGACCGGAAAGGTTACAATAACATCAAAGAGGGTGGGCCTGGCACCTCCGTGCCTAAGCCCGTTATTAACAAAGGTGTCGATATTAAAAGGCATCAGAGTAACTCCTTGTTTTCTCTATTTATTAGAATCTACCAACAACTGTGGAGAACTCTACGCCAGTTCTGACGGCCACAAAGTTCAACTGAATGAAGTTGATCGACCGATTTGGCTTGACATAGATGTCGCCCCAGAACTCGTTGCGATCAATTCTTTCAGCCGTATTGTTTGTGCTGTCGCATACCACCTGGAAGTCTGTGATACCACGGCGAGACTGCACGTCTCTAAGGAACGGCGTCACCAGATTTCTGAACTGAGCCCTTGTGAACTCATCGTTGAACTCAAACAGTGAGAACTTAGCGGCCTCAGAGATTGACCTCTCCAGAGTGATAAAGAGTCTGCGAACATTGAGCCTGTCGAATGCCGAAGGCTTTACTGTTGCTGTCTTGTCACCATACAGGACAGTTCCCTGACCGGGGAAAGATACCACTGGATTGATTGCATTTCTATAAAGAACATCACGGTCTGCTTGCGTAGGATTGAAGCGCAGCTTTACAATGTTCCTGATTTGTCCGCGATTGAATCCAGCAGGTGAGTACCAAGGGCCGGTCGATGCGTCTGACCTTGCGGCAAGTCCAGCAATGTCACCGTTCAGAGGTACATAGCGGTACACATCGTTGTAGCGGTCATACATGTACTTGTAGCCGGAGTCAAGAAACGCGTAAGTAGAGTCACGGACATTGCTTTTCCATGAAACCAGTGCGGTAGCTTCATTGCCTGGATTACCGCGAGTAATAGAGTCATCAGGGCTGATGAACACCACGCAGTCCTTACGGATCTCAGCAATATTATCAATCAGGTAGTTACCGATCTGAGTATTGGATGCACCGCCACGTGACTTGCCGCCCATGACAAGAGAGATGTCAATGGCTTCCTTGTTCTTGAACAGGTCATATGCTGATGCAAGAGATGTGATGGCAACGTTTGCCTCATCAGCGCCGTCCTGGCCACCATCAAAATCAAGTGTCAATGGCTTGACGTTTGACGAGCTGGCAATTCCTGCAGCGGTGTTTGAAACAGCACCGGCACGATCATTTGCCCACCAGATATATCTGGAACCTTCATTGATCACAGTCTTGTAGTAAAGTGATGCACCTTCGGCACTCTTGGCATCCGTCGCACGTGACATTGCCGGGAAGACTTCAAGCACCTCGCCTGCAACACCACCGAACCTTCCGTCCTGGTCAACAACCACAGCATGGATCTGGTCAATAGCCGATGTGTTACCACCGTATGTTGCTACCCAATCAGAGGTTCCAGGAGCAGAGTCCACCAGATTGAAATATTCCCAGTTTCTTACAATGTTGGCTACAGTCGTGTTGCCATTGACCGTATTGCTAAGAACATAGTTGGCTGCAAGCTTGTTGGTATCTGTAAATGATACGTTAACAATTGCATGTGTTGTGTTTGTTGACAGGGTTCCGAGAGCACTAACCTTAAGGCTTTGTGTGCCCAGAGTAGAGTTACCGATCGTAATCAGATCACCAACTGAAAGCTGTGCAATGATTGTGTTTGCGTACGTATTTGCAGCACCAGCATCATTACTTGTTTCAAATTCCAGGATAGCCGTATTGGATCCGACTGCAATCTGAAAAGAACCCGTGATGGTGTTGCTGTTCTGTGCACCGATCAGGTCAATTGTTGACCCATATGCTGTGGCGCTATCGCACACACTTACACGCAGTGAGTCACCAATGTCGCCAGGATACTTGGCAATGTATAGAGCACCGGCTTCAAATGAGGCCTTTGTCTCGTAATCGGTCCTGCTCTTTACAACAACGTTAGCAGTGTTTACAGCAGAGGTATTTGCCACAGCATTGAGAGCTGAATTAGCGCCACCTGCTGCAGTGGTATCAGCGGCACGTGAAACATACAGTACGTTACCGTAGCCCAAAAAGTTAGCGGCTGTAAAGAATGTTTCAGCATTAAAACTGGTTGGTCGACCAAATGATTCAACCAGCTTATTTTCGCTGTCAATTAGGGCGGTCTCACCGATCGGACCCCAACGGAATACACCTGCAATTGCACCAACCGTTGTTGATACACCTGGGACCACAGTTGTAAGATCAATTTCCGATACGTTTACGCCTGGACTTACTTGATATGCCATCTTTATCTCCTTTCAAGAGGACTCTAAGTTTTTCTTATTTATTTAGAATCGGTCTTCAACATCTGAGAACCAATTACCTTGTCTTGGAGCTTCAAACACAACATCTTCGGGCATTCCATTATCAAAAAAGCCAAATGGCACCAAGTCCTGAGCAATCTCTTCGTCGGTTTTTTCCCGCAATCTAGCTAATGTATTTATTGAAGTCAGTTCCTTAAAGTACATCTGATCTGAAAGCCAAGCAAACAGTACCAGACCCATGACAAGGTCATCATGCTTACCGGATTCGGCTTCATATGAGATGCCTTTTCTGGAGAACGTAGAGAGCTCACTTATTGTCTCAAAGTCGTTTACAATCAGCTGATCCTGCTCAATGAGAAGCTTTAAGATAGAGCATCCGATGGACTTGACTGACTTGGTGGTTCGGATGCCTCGGTCCACATTTGAACCGAACCCAGATGTGATCCTCTTGCCCGCCCTACCGGCAGACTCAGTTGACAGTAAGTTCTCGTACTCAAAGTCATAACCTAATGAAGTAGAGACTTGCTCACCTATGTCGTTGATCTCTACTAGAACAGCGGCATTGTTGTACGACTTGCAGACTCTATAAAGTATGTCGGCATAGTCTATCGGTGTGATCAGATTATTCCTGTAAGTACAGACCTGCTTGTAGGGCATATCTTGGACATCAAATATACTGAATGCCGAGTAGTCTAGACCCTTGCCACGCGACACGTCAGCAATGCACACGTACGACCGATCCCTTCTGGGTTCTTCATACTTTGACAAACCGTCCTTAGAGAACACAGGTGTGGCATGCACCAACTGTTTGAGCTTCCACCCTGCAATCAGTGTGCCTGAGGATCCCTGGAATTCTACACAGTTGTGGTTGACTATTGTTCCAGTTAGATACTCATGCTTTTCACCGACACTAATAGGATCATATACGTATATCTCTTCATCAATAATCTTTTCAACAAAATCGGTCAGACTGGCTTCAACAAAAGACTCAGAGACTTTTATTTTGTGGTCTTCTGTGCACCTAATTGTTTGTCCGTCTATATTGAGAAGAACGGTTCTGGTTACTTTCTTTCTAGATATACCAGTAAAAGGTTTAAAACCGTCGGGTGTTAGGATTTTTACCCCTACTTGGTTTCTAGCAACTTTGACCATAACTTACTTTTTCCTGTAATAATGTTTCTAATCATTGTCTTAGAAACATTATATTGTGAACAATAGTACTTTGCAAAGGCACCTTCATATGTCAGTAGTTGACCATTTTTTACAGTATCTGCATCTGACAGATAAGGCCTATTTTTGTAAAGATTCAATATTTCTTTAACCTGATCCTCGGATAATTTTCTAGGCCTGTTCCCCTGTTCCTTACGTTTTAGTGATATTAGATTTTTTGTCTCTTCGGAATGGTTCATACCTTTGTTAGTCGGTCCTCTTTTCTTGGCCGACTCACTCATCCTTTTACGACTTTCATCACTGAACTTATAATGCAATGTATTAAAATTACATTTTCCATTATAGCCTTTTCCGTCACATGTCACATTTAGACCATTTCTCCATGTGTCATATTCTTGAATTCTTTTCTCTTCTAGGTCTTCAGCTTTCTCATAGTCATCAACCGTATCCAGGATCTCATAACTGCTGATGCCCATGCTGAATCTAGGGGATTTTGCATGTGAGCTAAATCTAGCCTTTACACGTTTTGTTATCCCAATATAACTTAATCCATCAAATCTAGTGATCTTATAGACGTAGAACATTGTCCAGGTCTCCCTTAAAACTCGACTCTATTTATTAATTGTCAGGTTTTAAGGGATACTGTTGCATGAAAAAGAAAAGATCTTCAATGGCTATTTCAAAAATAGCCTCATCAAGAGTTTGAACGGTGATCTTTGTGTCCCCAGAGATACAGAACTCCTGCGCAAACTTCTCGGTGTCAAAGTTCAAGCCCGCCAGTGTATTTCGACGCCACTCATCGTCACGCCCGGGAACCCTATCCCACCTGACCAAGATGCTTTTGTAGCCGTTGCGATTCTCTATGGCGTTCTGCCATATGGAGTAAAAGTGGTTGAGGCCGTTCGGTGTGGAGACCAGGACCACCTTTGTGCTCTTACCTGACGAGATGGTAGGATACACCGAGGTAAAGAATGTCTCCCAGTTGTCGATGAATGCGGCTTCGTCGATGAACAGTAGGTTGATCGAGAAGCCTCGGATGTTATCCGACGACGTAGCGGTCGCCAGGACTCGGCTGTTGTTCTCGAGGACAAACGATCCCTTGTTCCACTCGAGCACACCGTGCTGTAGCCACTTGGGAAGATGCTGATACGCCAGCTGGACCTTGCCTAGGATCTCTCGGGCAGTCTCAGCCTTGTTTGCAAGAAGGGCTACGTTCTTGTCACTATTAAAGAGGATGTACCACAGGATGAAAGCGCACGTGACAGTCGAGTTATGACTGAGAATCCCGCCGGTGTAATATCTATGATACGGATCATCAACACCCAGATCATACATGTGTTCAGAATTATCTGTACAGTATACAGCAGTTACTTGTTCTACCCCATCTATGGTCTGGATAAAAGATCCAACTGTTAAATCTTTGACAAAGACTTCATTAAAATTCTCATCAAAGACTATGTGGTCATCAGCGCATGATAGAGCTCTATTAGTCGTCCTTAATTCCCAACGATCAAACTTTATAGTTTTATGACTTTGGTATAGATCTACCCAACCATTATCGCTAAAAACTTGGAAGCCTCTAAGTTCTATGCTTTCAATAAACTTTTCTCTTTTCGTAGCCTCCAAGCCTCTTTCATCTTCTGTTTGGTCTCTTCTGATTTTGGACGACCTTTTAATGACTCCTGTAGCTTTTTCTTCTGTTCTTTTGAGATAGACCTGCCCTTCGAATGGTGTGGTGTCATCTCGTAAAGAGCTTTCAGACTCTGACTTCTCTTTATATTTGACTCTTCTGTCTGACTCTTCCCTCTTTTTTGTAAGTTTGCCTCTTTTACTTTCTGTGAAGTTGCCATACTCTGAAGTCTCTTCAAGCGGTTTGAATCTTCCGACCAATGAAGTTTCATCGACTCTGATATAGCTTTCTTCTGTTCTTCCGTGCGGATTTTTCCCAGAAAGCCACGTGGATGAGGGTGTTCTAAATCCCAGGTCTTCCCATAGAAGGGATTCTTTTCTCCCTTCATGGTTTCCGACAGCATTCTTGTATAGTCCCCTTTCATTTTCTCGTAAATATGGGACGACTTTATTAACTGTTGATCTCTGGTATGAGACATCATCCATATTGCTCGAAGCATCTTCTGGTGTTCGATTGATCCTTTCAGGAACATTTTGCTTAAAAGGAGGTGTGCAACATAGTGCTCCCGGAGAGAAAGGATCACCATATTCTCTGGTAAGTTTGTTCCACCAAGACTCTCTGGTAATATGTGATGTGCTTCCCCAGAGTTCAATGAATCTATTTGCCTCTTCCTGATCAAAGCAAAGTATGTCTTTGTATATTTGTTGTCCAAAGGTTTCATAAGTCTCTCCAAATAAGTACAACGACCTGTACCTATTTATAAAAGTAAACACCTTGTGAACGGTTTTTATCTTTAATGTCTGGGGAGTTGAGTCTAGAAACTTGATGTTAACCGGAGTATCTTCTGATACACACTTCCCGGCCTGACGGGACGTGGCAAAGATGCAGTATCTCTCCTGCTGCATCGAGTGAAGCATCTCTACCTGATAGTCATACGGCTCGAACGGGATCAGGCCTCGGTCGACGTTCACGATCTTCATGTACCGCTTTACAAAGTACACAACGTCCTGAGAGCACCTCACCCACTCCTGGACCATCTCGGGTGTCCAGTTGACTTGAACTCCGGATCGCTTGAGGTTGGGGTTGCCGTTGTAGAACCTTAGGTTGTCGATCGAAGATTGTTCGGTCATTTTATCAGTTGACTTTTTGCTTCAAGTTGGTATAATCATCTATGAGTTTAAGGTAATGTTATTTGGTCTTTAGTTCGGATATTACTTTTGCAAGGTCTGCGGTGGACCCGACAAAAAGGTTGTTTGTCACTGACTTCTTTCCCTCATCACTGTTAGGCATGTCAGGCTTGTCTATCTGCCTGATGTCCTTCTGTATCTCCAGAAGGTGCTTACTGGCGTTCACGGCCGTGTCCATGAGCTTTGCGAGGACCTCAAATGCCCTAGGGTTCTGTGACTGGTCTGCAATGACTGCCAGCTTTGCAATGGCGTCGTTGGCGTTCTCGACAACTTCTCTGACGTTGGCCCTTGCAAATGTAAAGTCCTCACGGGCCGAATCGTCGTGCACCTTGGCCAGTATTGTCGATACTGCAGTAGTATGGGACTGCATCGGATTCAGTCCAAATGCCTTGTCAAGAGGATTTTCATCAGACATAGGGTGAGCCTTATTTATCGCTCTTCTTCATTAGCCCTCAATGAACTCGGGCGGCACGTGCTTCTTGAACCTGATCTCTGTACCGGTGTAGTACACCCTACCGGGCTTACCTGGATTGGCTCTCTTCCACCTGTTGTGCTCACCCCTGTCAGTCATCCTCAGCCTTGCATCCTTCAGGTCATTCTCTTTGTCCTCAGCGCCCATATTGCCGCCCATCTTGTGGTCCATGTGCTCCTTGGCCCACTCCATCGGGATCTTCATCTTGACGACGGCTCTCTCGTTGTGAGGAGTACTGACAACTTTAGCGCCAGCCTTCCTGAAGCTTGCTTCACCGCCGCCTCCAGACATCGAGGCGTATGCATGAGCCGTGTGTGGGTCATGGGTGACTGAGATCATCCCTGTCTTTGGATCAGGCCTATTCAGACCGTGCTTGAGCATGCTGGGGATGTTCTTTTCATGGGTGCCGTGGTACACGACCATGTGATCCCCGTCCTGGTGCCAACCCGGATCTGCATTTTTATCGAACGGTAGCTTTGGCTTAGACTCTGAGGCTTCCGTTATGAACTGACTGAATCTTAGCATTTAAGTGAATTCCTTGGGGTCTTCAATTGTCACTACAAAGCCGAAGTGGTCTGTCGCTAGTATCTCGTCGACTGGTACCGATAGGCTAGAGTTCGACGTTGGTGACCCGTTTGCCAGTAGACCGGGTTGTATGTTGATCTGAGC